CAACCGAATCGGAGGTAACGGCGTAATGCCGCATTTCAGGGTCGACGATGGCCTCGACTCACACCCGAAGGCGCAACGCGCTGGAGACGAAGCGCTCGGCATGTGGGTCCGGGCTGGCTCGTGGTGCATGCGGTACCTCACAGACGGTTTCGTGCCCGATTGGTGGGTCAAACAGCAGCCAAAAGGGCTCGCAAAAGCGAAGAAACTCGTCGCTGCCGGGCTCTGGAATGACGGTGTTGTGCACGATGGCGAAAAGGGCTATCGGTTCCACGAATTCACCGGCCCTGGAAGGCAGGACAGTCGCGAACAAATCGAGGCTGACCGGGACAAATGGCGTCAAAAGAAGCAGCGGCAGCGAGGCGAGGCGTCGTCCATGTCCCCTGGGGACAGATCGGGGGACACCCCGAGGGACAAGGCGGGGGACACTCGCGAGAGTCCCGGGTATACCCAACCCAACCCAACCCTAAAGAACTCTGGGGAACCTAAGAGCGTTAGTCCTGACTCGACCGCGAGCGAGCCGCGCAGCGCACCCGTCACGCCAGCGGCGAATCGGCTTGTCAGCGAGCACATCCCCGCCACGCACCCCGCGGCCGTCCGAACCGAACTGCGCCTACAGGCATCGGCGCTGCTCAAAGATGGCCAATCCGAGGAACTGGTCGGCGCTGCGCTCGCGCTCTGGACCACCAAGAGCCTGCACCCGAAGACCCTGCCCAGCTTGGTATCCGAGCTGATCAACGGGCGAAACCAGCCCGCTCGCAACACGTCCGAACACGCCAAAGCACCCCCAGCTGCGCGCAAGGTCGGCATCGGTCTCGACCTCGCACGCGAATTCGCCAACCAGCCCGAACAACCCGCATTGGAGGCTTGATGAACGCCAAGAACTACCCCCAGATGGCGGCACTTGTGCTCGCGAAATGCGCTGCCTACGACCCGTATCTGACCGCCCCGACCAAGGAAACTTGCCTCGCGTGGGCCGAGCAATTCGAGCTGTACGGGCTCGGCCTCGATGACCTGACCAAGGCCGTCACGAAGGTATACAGCGACAACGGTTCCGGCTACCGGCCGCTCCCCAAGGACATCACCGACGCCGCCCGCGCCATCCGCAAGGAGCGCACCGAACGCGAGTCCAGCGCGCAGCGAGAGGCGCGAGAGGACCGGCTCGACGCACGGCCGGCGCTCGTCGACCACCGCGCCGAGATCTCACGATTCGCCAACACGTTTGGAGCCATCCAGTGAGCGCCTGTAATGCGCCGCTGTCGGCATGGGAGATCGCCGGACTGTCGTTCATGATGTTCACAACGTCGGTCACCTGGGGCCTGGGTCTCGGGATGACTCTGGAACGACTGATCACCGGCCGCTGGTGGTGGAACCGATGAGCGAGCACCCGCGGCAGTACATCCCCCGACACCCGCGCCCGAGTGCGTCCCGCGGGCCCGTGGTCGCGGCGTACGCCGACAAGATCGACTACCCGTGCGACCACTGCCACGCCGAACCGGGCCAGTGGTGCCAGACCCCCGACGGCCGAGACCAGATCGTCCCGTGCGTCCACCGTGGAGCGAAAGTGAGTGTCCGATGAACGGCGAGCTGGAAGACGTGGAGATCACCCGCGACGCAGCGGTGTACATCGGCGGCAAGAAGCTCCCCGGCGTGATCGAGGCCAATGGCATTACCGTCACCCCCGGTGGCGCCTATGAATTCAACCGCCTCACAGTCACGTTCCTGGTCGCAAAAGTGGACATCGAGGACGGTGCGCGGTGAGCGCCGCCGGCAAGATCCCGAAACTGGCCAACCCTAAATCCCCGGTCGTCCTGGCCGCACTGCGCATCCAATGCCCGACATGCAAAGCCCCACCCCAACAACGGTGCCGGGGCCTGAACTACCGCATCGTCCACTTCGCCCGCTGCACCTTCAAGGAGATCCCGTGACCATCGTCCTCGGCATCGATCCGAGCCTACGTAGCACTGGCCTTGCCGTTCTGACCGATGGCCGGCCGACGGCACTGCACTCGATCGGCTACGGCGGCCACGACGGCGATTCGTACGCAACCCGCAGCCGACGCGTCCGCGCAGTGTGCCGGTCTGTCATCGAATGGGCACTGCGCGACGGCCGGCCCGATCTCGCCGTCATCGAGGGCCCCGCCTACGGCCAATTCCTACCCTCGACATTCGACCGCAGCGGGCTATGGCACGGGCTGTACGGCGCGCTGGACGCCAAAAAGGTTCCCGTCGCGGTAGTTCCCCCGCAGACCCGCGCGAAGTGGGCCACGGGCAGCGGCAAGGCCGAGAAAGGTGTGGTCCTAGCCAACGTTCGTGAGTGGTTCCCCGGCGTCAAGGTGCTCAACCACGACATTGCAGACGCCGCGGTGCTCGCGCTCATGGGCTCGGCCCAGTTCGGGAAGCCCATGCCGCCGATGGTTCGGGAACGCCAGAAGGAGATGAAGACGGTTCACCAGCCAGCGACCGGCAAGGACGGGCGAACCGTCTGCATATCGTGCCGGCCGGTTGTCCGCTGGCCATGCATCACCGCCCTGTATGCCTACACGACAGCGGAATTGGAGCGATTGGAGGCATCGGCATGGCCGAAGTGAATCCGGGTCAGTGGTTCAACGACATCGTTGACGAAGACCGTAAGCACCGCCGCGACCTACGCGAGCGGGCGCTTTATTCCGCCACGCTGCTGCATTGCGAGACCGGCGACGCGATGGCGATCTTTGATCGTGAAGGCGCCGCAAACGACGTACTCGCCACCGCTCAGCAGTTCTATGACTGGATCACTGGGGATGCCGAGTGACTAAGTGCCGCAAGTGCTCCCAGAAGTGTGATCTGTTTCTGTGCACCGACTGCATCGACCAGTTACAGGAACACCTCACCGAGATCGCCTGGCTGATAGGCGAACTGGAAATCACGCTCACCGGGCAAGACGTACTGACCACCGGAGGGGTAGGGCAGTCCAGCGAGGACCCCAGCCCGATCCGGTTCGACTCAGAGGGCAACCCGAACACCATCGGTGACCAGACGCGCAATGCGGTCACCACATGGGTACGCGACCTATGCGAAACGCGCCGGATCACATTCGAGCCCGTGCGCGTCGTCCCGCTCGACTTCATCGGACCACTACCCGATGAACGCTGGCGACGACTACCGCAGCGATACCAGCCCACCGCGGCCGACGCCGCCGAATGGCTCGCCGAGCACGTGCACGCCATCGCGGCGGACCCTGGGGCCGCGCGGTGCTTCAAGGAAATGGCGGACCTGCGCGCCGGTGCGCTGCGCATGATCAACCGGCCCGATCGTCACTTCGCCGGTCCGTGCCCGACCATCAAGGCGTACTCACGCACCGGCAAGGCCATCGAATGCGGCAAGTTCCTGTACGGCGCGACGGACGAGCGCAGCATTACGTGCCCGGCCTGCAAGCAACCGGTCGACGTGCAGCGCAACCGTCAACGCGCATGGCGCGAGGGTGACCGACTTACTGAGCGCATCCTGCTCAAGCGGCTCAAGGACATCGAGGAACCGGTCTCGGAGCGCCAGCTCTACCGGTGGCTCAGACAGCGCAAGCTCGCCCCGGTCGGCTGGCTGCACAAGGGCGTGTTCGTCGAGCACTACATCCTGCGCGGAGACCCGCGGGTGTTCAGCCTGCGCACGGTACGGCAGCTGCGCGCCGCCGAACTCAAGGCCGGACGAGTCGGGGCGGAACAGGCTGCCCCGGAACCGGATCATGACGAGCCGGAAGCGGACCACACGGCACCGAAACCGGAACAGATCGAACGCGAGGCATATCGGCACGCATCCCGCACGTACGGGCAATCGGAACCGGCGGTCGAGGCGGAACGAGGCGAGGTCGTAGCGTAAGAGTCCCTCGTCAAATGGGCCGTCACCTGCGGCGATCAGCTGAACGGCAATACGCCGAGGTGTAAAGTGGTTTACACTTTCACCAGGGCACTCGCTCTTGAAACTGCGAGGCCCGACCCCCGTTGCCGCGGGAGCCGGGCCGCTGACCGGTTACTAGAACCAGTGCTCGGAATGCAGTTCCAGCAGGAGCGCCGCCAGGTTGATAAGGCAGTTGATGATTGCCCACCTTGGCGGCGTTTCGCGCGTGCGTTCCATTCCTTCCTCCTCTCGTTTGCCACTAGCAGGGTTCATACCCGAGCCTGCGTCTTGCTGGTGGCGTCCGTGAGGAGGTATCTCCAAGTTTAGTGCTCAGGTGTAGTCGGCGCGGTGCTTAGAAATCGGAGCCGGTAGACCACGGTGTCGGACCCTCGGCGTACAACGTCCCCATGGCCCGCCCGCCGCGCGATAAGTTCCCCAATGCGTACGTCGGTGACCTCGTGCCCAACGGCAAGGGCTGGACCGTCGTCAGCCCGACCTACTGCCCGAACTGGCACAGCGCCGACGAGCCTGGGTGGAAGCAGCGTTGCCGTCCGTGCGCATGCGGCGGCAAGCACCACATGTGGACGTGCCATTGCGGCGCGACCGTCTATGCGCCCAAGATGGGGCCGGACTGCGAGATCCTCAACGGGCCCGGGTCGTCCTACGAGACCAAGCGCGACAGTGTGACATAGGCGCGAAACCCATTCAGGCGAATGTCACACGCCACGCCTGCCTCACCCGCTTACTTGCGCAACATGCTCTGACCTGCGACGATTGGAACTGTCGCAAGTAAACCCTGCCCGAAAAACCCCGGCCTAGCTGGGGTTTTGTCATATCTGGGGAGGCGACCCAATGCCCAGTGCACCACCGCGTGTGTGCGCTCGCTGCCATAAGCCCGCGCCCAAGGGCCGGCCCTGTTCGTGCCGTCCCGCATGGGAAGGCTCCACCCATGACAGCGGCAACGATCGCCACTGGCAGGCTGTACGCAACGCCTACCTGGCCACACACCCGCTGTGCGAGCAGCCCGGCTGTCCCCGCCTCGCCGACGACGTAGACCACGTGACGCCACTGGCAGAGGGCGGCGCCAAGTACGACCCGGACAACTTCATGTCCCTGTGCGATGACCACCACAAGGCCAAGACCAACGCCGATGCACTGCGTGGCAAACGCCGTCTACGGACAGCAAACTCATATGCAAAGAGACGTGCATAAATATCCAGAGGTTTATGCATGTCGTATAGCCCCGGTTGGTGCATAATCGCAGGTCAGGGGGGGTATAGGGGTGAATATCGCTCTGACCAGCACATATGCGACTCGCCGCGGTAGGTCGGCATTTTTCTGCACAACATTCATGCAAGGGGGGGTAATTATGCATAAACCCCATGGCGCGCCAGCAAATGGCCCCCGCGTACAGCAAATAGGTGGTGAGTGATGCCCGCGCAGCAGCCAGCGAAACTGCTCTTGCTGAATGGTCGTGGTGAGGGCCAGGACAGTGCAGGTCGGCCGGTTGCGCAGCCCCCGGCGTTCAAGCGCCTGGCGCCCAATCCTCCCTCATGGCTGTCGCGCGAGGCAAAGGCCGAGTGGAAGCGCGTTGCCCCTGGTCTGGTGCGTCTTGATCTGATCAAGCCGGAGGATCGTGCGACGTTGGCGGCCTACTGCGAAACCTGGTCGCGGTTCGTCGCGGCGACCAGGGATGTGAACGCGAACGGGATCACGGTGCGCAATGAGTCGACCCGCAAGGACGGCTCCACCTCGGTGTGGTGGACGAAGAATCCCGCGGTGGCAGTCGCGGAGCAGGCGTCAGCACGGTTGCTGCAGTTCGCGAACCACTTCGGTTTGACGCCGGCGGCCGAGCGCAACGTGTCCAAGCGAGACGACGATCGTGGCGAGTTCGAGGCGAACCCCTTCGCGGGTGCAGGGGGCGATGAATGACCACGTTTGGTGATGCCCGCCTACCCGCGCGGTTCTGGTCGAAGGTTGAGCAGCCGATCATTCCTGGCGGCTGCTGGCTGTGGGCCGCAGCGCTGGAGCATGGCGGCTACGGGCGGTACTGGTTCGACGGGCTAATGCGGGGTGCCCACCGGGTTGCGTACGAAGCGCTGGTGGATGCCGTGCCCCCGGGTAAGCATCTGGACCACCGATGCCGTTTCCGCAGCTGTGTAAACCCGGATCACCTGGAGCCGGTTACGCAGCGAGAGAACACGTTGAGGGGCATCAGCCTTCCGGCCATGTATGCCCGGCGGACGAAGTGCTCGAATGGCCACGAACTCAGCGGACGAAACGTCATGCCGCGCAAGGAGGGCGGCCGTCGTTGCCGGAAGTGCTGGAGCGATCGTGCCAAGGCGCAGCGCGCCGCCGTCGTCGCCTAGCGACGATTGGGATTCGGCCGACCTTGACGCGCTTAAGCTTTCGCCCGAGGTCGCGTACTACCTCCGCACACGCGGCTATCCGGTACCTGACTGCCCGCCGCTGATCAAGACCCCGGAGCCGCGGGAGGTCCCTGGGGCGCGGTTCGATCCTGAGCGTGCCGACAAGGTGATTGCTGCATTCCGGCAGCTTCGCCACACCAAGGGTAGATTCGCTGGTCAGCGATTCGATCCTGACGTGTGGCAGGTGGCGTACGCGATTGCACCGGTTGCTGGTTGGGTGCATCGTTCTGTGGATTCGGGCGATTGGGTGCGCATTGTCAGGATCGCGTACATCGAGATGCCGCGTAAGAACGGCAAGACGACGACGGCGGCCGGGTGGGGCATCTACCTGACGGCGGCCGATGGCGAGTTCGGCGCGCAGGTGCTCGCTGCGGCGACGACCAAGGAACAGGCCGGGTTCGTCTTCGAGCCGGTGCGGCAGATCGTCAACAAGTCGCCCGGACTCAAGCGGCACCTGCGAGCGCTCAAGCACCGGATCACCCACGCGGTATCGGGGAGCTACTTTCAGCCGATCGCGAATGCGGGTGATGCGCAGCACGGCGCGGACATTCACGGCGCGATCGTCGATGAGTTGCACCTGCACAAGGACATGGTGCTGATCGAGGCGCTGGAGACCGGCACCGGCTCTCGTGAGCAGCCGCTCATCATCTACATCACGACCGCGGACGCTGGGCGCCGGCACACGCCGTACGACGAGAAGCGCTCCCTGATCGAGAAGTTGGCGCGTGGGGTGCTCAAGCGGCCGAGCACTTACGGGGTGGTGTTCGCCGCAGAGAAGCCCGAGTATGCCGACGGCAAGCTGGTCAAGGGCGATGACCCGTTCGCCGAATCGACGTGGCGCAAGTCCAATCCGGGCTATGGGATCTCCCCGACGAAGCAATACATGATTGAGGCCGCGGAGAAGGCCAAGGACTCACCGGCCGAGCTGGCTCGGTTCCTGCGGCTGCACTTGGGTATTCGGACCAAGCAGGAAACCCGGTATCTCGATATCGAAGACTGGGACGCCAACGCCTCGATCGTGGACCTATCCCGGTTGGCCGGTCGGCAGTGCTACGGCGGGCTGGACTTGGGTTCGACGTCGGACCTAACAGCCCTGGTATGGGTATTTCCCACCGAGGACGGCGCGTTCGAGGTGCTGGCAAGACATTGGGCGCCAGAGGATTCCATCGCCGCACTCGACGAGCGCACTGCGAACGCGGCATCGACGTGGGTCAAGCAAGGATGGCTCACCACGACGCCGGGCAATGTGACTGACTACGACTTCATCGAGGCGCAGATCGGGCGGGACCGCGACGAGTTCCTAGTGCAGGAATGCGCCTACGACCGCTGGAACGCCAACCAGCTGATCAACAACCTGACCAGCGACGGCGCGCCCATGCTCACCATGGGCCAGGGGTTCGCCTCGATGAGCGCACCAACCAAGGATCTACAACGGCTGATCCGCATCGGCGCCCGTACCGATGAGAACGGCTTGCCGATCAAGCCCATGATCCGACACGGCGGCAATCCGCTGTTGCGCTGGGAGATCGACAACTTCGCCGTCGCGATGGACCCGGCAGGAAACGTGAAGCCGGACAAGGCCAATGCTGGCGACAAGATCGACGGCGTGGTGGGACTGATCATGGCGCTCTCGCGTGCGCTGGCCGCGCGTGAGGTGGCGGGCACGAGTGCCTACGAAGAAGAAGGGCTGATGATTGTTTAGACGTCGCTATGTGGCCGCTGGCCGCAAGGTATTGGTAAACCTGTTCAGTGGCAATGCAATTGAGGGTGTTTGCACTTTCGATGGTCGTGCCGGGATGATCCTGCGCGGCGCTCTGGTCCACGAGCCGGGTGTCGAGCATGCAATGCCTGCTGACGGTGAGGTTCGGATCGATCGGGCCAATGTCGACTATGTGCAGATGCTCTGAGAGGCGGTGTCATGGCGTTCGTCGTCTCTGAGGGCTCGGTACGCGGCATGTCCCGCCCGAGCGTTACCCCCATCCGGTCAATTGAGCTGTCGCCGTGGGTTGCGATGGACTACTTCGAGTTGTGGCGCAAGCAGCCATCGGTGCGGCGCACGGTGTCGTTCCTGGCCCGCAACATCGCCCAGCTCGGCATTCACACGTTCGAGCGCCGCGGCGACAACGACCGTAAGCGTCTGACCGATCATGCCCTGGCCCGACTGCTGCAGCAGCCCAACAGTTTCACCACGCGGTACCGGTTCTTGAACACGTTGGTGCACGACTTCGCGATCTATGACTGCGCCTACTGGTGGAAGATCAAGACCGCGCTCGGGCCACGCCTGGTACATCTACCGGCGCCGCTGATCACACCCAAGGGTGACAACTGGCTTACCCCTGAACAATTCGAGTTCCGGGGCACCAAGAGCGCGAGGCTGATTCCCGCCGACGAGGTGGTGTACTTCCGCGGCTACGGCGGCATCGCCGATGCGGGAGTATCCCCGCTGGAATCACTCCGGCAGATCTTGCGCGAGGACTGGACCGCTTCGGAGATGCGCGATCAGATCATGCGCAACGGTGCTCGGCATTCCGGATACATCTCGCGCCCTAAGGTGCCCGATGCCCCGAAGTGGTCGGAAGACGCTAAGGCCCGGTTCAAACGCGAGTGGCAATCCGAATACGCGGGCGCGATGGCGGCGAACGCCGGCGGAACCCCGCTACTCGAAGATGGCATGACGTTCGTTGCGGCATCGCAGACGGCGAAAGATTTGCAGTACATCGAATCTCGCAAGCTCACCGACGAAGAGGTTGCGCGGTCGTACTTCATCCCGCCGCCGATGATCGGGATTCTGGATCATGCGACGTTCTCGAATATCGAAGAGCAGCACCAGATGTTGTATCAGGACACCCTCGGCCCATGGCTGACGATGATCCAAGACGAGATCGTGCTACAGCTGTTGCCCGATTTTGAGAGCAAGCCCGAGAAGTTCTATGTCGAGTTCAACCTCATGGAAAAACTCAGCGGCAACGTCGAGAAGCGCGACGCCTCAATCACCCAATCCGTCGGCGGCCCATGGCGAACCATCAACGAGGGCCGCTCGCTGGCCAACCTGCCACCCGTCGCCGACGGCGATGAGCTGATCCGCCCACTGAACGTCACCCAGAACGGCAACCAGGAACCGATCCCAGCCGATGACGGCTCAGCACCAACCATGACCCCGACGGAGAAGCCGCCGGCCGACGAAACCGAGCAGGAGGACTAATGCTCACCAAGAACACCTCTATCGGGCAGGTCAAGGCCGGACCCGACGATGGGCTCAAAGAAGGCGAATTCATCGTCTACCCATCGACATTCATCAAGCAGCCCGACAGCTACGGCGACATCGTTGCCCCTGGCGCATTCCTCAAGACAATCGCGACGTGGAAGAATTCCGGCCTGGTACTGCCCGGATTGTTCGGTCACCGGATGGATGACCCGGACTTCTACGTGGCCGGAGCCCAGGATATGGGCGAGGACGAGCACGGCTGGTGGGTCAAGGGCCTGTTCGACCTCGAATCGCCGAAGGGTCCCCACGTCTACCGGCTGGTCAAGGGCCGCCGGCTCAATAAGTTGTCATTCGCCTACGACACGATCGACCAGGCCGGTGTTGAACTCGAAAACGGATTGCGCGCAAACGAACTGCGCGAGCTGAAAGTTTACGAATTCTCATTCGTGCCCATCGGCGCGAACCAAGACACCTCCGTGGTGGCAGTCAAGTCGATCATCGACCTGGTGTCCCACGAGGTCAAAGCTGGCCGCGTGCTATCGGCCAAAAACGAGAGCGCACTACGTGAGGCGCACACCGCGATCGGCGGCGTGTTGTCGGCTCTCGAAAGCACATCAGACGAGGAAAAGGCCAGCGGCAACGGTCCGTCTCGCCAAGCGCCGGAAGCGGATACGCAGCCGGGACAGCCGCGCGAGGCCAGCCAGAAGTCGTCCGTCGACACCTCGGCGCTGGACAGGCTCGCCGCGGAATTCGCGCTGAGCACCTAACCAACCCCAAGGAGAAAGATCGACATGACGACACTGCAAGAGAAGCTGGAACAGCTCCAGAAGGACGGCAACGGATTCCTGGCCAAGGCCCGGGAGATCGCCGAGAAGCACGGCCAGGGCGGGCAGTCCGAATGGCCCGAGACCGATGTCACCGAATACAACGACCTGATGGGCAAGGCCACCCAGGTCTTGGATCAGATCAAGGTCGCCAAGGCCGACATCGCGGTCATCGACCAGGCCAAGGCGCTGGGCGAGCAGATCGGCAATCCGATCGAGACCAGCGACGGCGGCGACTACAAGACCAAGGCGTCCAACCTCGGCCTGGCGGTCGTCGGCTCGCCCGAGTTCAAGGCGATGCTGCACCCGTTCACTCACAACGGACAGATCAGCATCCCCAAGGGCTCGCACCTGTCCTCGGCACCGATCGCGGTCAAGTCGCTGATCACCGGCTCCTCATCGACATCCGGCGGCGCGTTCGTGGTCAACGAGCGCACCGACATTGTCGAGATGCTCGGCCGCAAGGAACTCAAGATCCGCGACCTGATCTCGACCCGCCGCACCGGCAGCGACACGGTGGAATTCGTGCGGCAGACCAGCCACACCAATGCCGCTGATGTCGTGCCTGAGGCGACCAGCTCGGCACGGCCGACCGCTCCGGGCTCCGCGGGCCCGACCGTCAACGTCGCCGGAGGCGGTTACAAGCCCGAAGGCTCGTGGGCATTCGAGATCGTCTCGACCACCGTCAAGACGATCGCCGAGTGGGTGCCGATCACCAAGCGCGCCTTGGCCGACGTTGCCCAGCTGGAGGGGCTGATCAACGACGAACTGAGCAAGGACGTCGCCGAGAAGGAAGAGGATCAGATCCTCAACGGCTCCGGGTCCGGGGAGAACATCGCCGGCATCAACAACACCTCGGGTATCCAGACCCAGGCGTGGACCACGGACTTCTTCACCACGACCCGCAAGGCCGTGACGAAGGCCCGCCACGTGGGCCGGGTCAACCCGAACGCGTGGGTGTTTAACCCCGCGGACGCCGAGGCGCTGGACCTGCTCAAGGACGGCGAGAACCGCTACTACTACGGCGGCCCCCAGTCGATCACCAACCGCACCCTGTGGGGTATCCCGGTGATCGAGTCCGAGTCGCAGGCCGAAGGTACTGGCCTGCTCGGCGACTACAAGAAGGCCGTCCTGTGGGACCGCGAGCAGACCACGGTCACCATGACCGATTCGCACGAAGACTTCTTCGTGCGCAACCTGGTCGCGGTGCTCGGCGAAGAGCGTGTGGCGTTCGGCGTGACCCGCCCGCCCGCGTTCGTGTCGGTGGATCTGACCGCCTAAATGGCACTGATCGGAGTAGAGGCCGGGGATGGTCCGTCGTGGCTGTCCCCGGCTCCACCTCAAGGAGGACCGGTGAAGAAATACAACGTGGTGGTCAATGGCGTGCAGACCACGCTCTTGCTCAACGACGAGGACGCCGAGCGGCGCGGCTTGCTCCCGGCGGCCGAGAAGCCGGCGGCGAAGGCCGCCAAGGCTCCGACGAACAAGGCGCGGCCCGCTGTGGCCGACAAGCAGGCGTAACAGTGCTCGATACAGCCGCACTGGCGGAGTACACCAAAGGCCGCTTGGTTGCTGATGATTCGGAGACCGAGCGGAACCTCGCGGCAGGACTGGCCGTGGTGCAGCGTTGGTGCGGCTGGCACGTCGCCCCCGTCAAAGAAGAGCATGAGGTCGAACTCGATGGGCCCGGGGGGTCGCTGCTACGGCTGCCGACTCTCCGGGTCGTCGAGTTGATCAGCGTCGTCGAGGATGGCGTAACCCTCAATCTCGGCAGCCTGGAGTGGTCCAAGACGGGGTTGGTGCGCAAGAAGTCTGGCGCACCGTGGTCGAGCAAGCTGGGTGCGATCACGGTGACGATGGATCACGGATTCGACGAAGCTGCCGACTTCGAGTCCGCGGTGCTCTCGTACGTCGACCGTACGTCGCAGGCACCCACGGGCGGCAAGCCCATCGCGGTCGGCCCGTTCCGGTGGGCCGAAGAGAAAACCGTTGCAGGGTCGGCATTTTCCATGGCAGAGCTTTCGATCCTGGACCTGTACCGATTGGAGCCGCAGCCGTGAGCGAGCAGGTGATCCGCCACCGCGGCACCGGCCGCGACGAAAACGGTCAGCTGACCCCGGCAACCGACACCACCCTGACGGCCATCGCAGTGGCACCCGGCAGCGGCTCACAATCCGGACAAGGGCACCGCCAAGAGCGAGCGCGCAGCGGTGAGGACATCGCGTGCACGGTCTACTTCTACCCCGGTACCGACCTGATCAACAGCGACGAACTGACAGTGCGCGGCAACCGTTTTCCGATCATCGTCAATGACTGGATGCTCTCGGGCCTCGGCGGCTTAGAGGTGCTGTGCACGCGGGGGCAAGGCTGATGGCCTTCGTGCTGGACCAAGAGGGTGGCGCCGAAGTACTCAAGGAGCTGGCAGCCAGCGCGATCAATGATCTGGCGCAGCAGGTTGCCGACGACATCGGCGAGGGCGCCAAGGTCACGATCTACACCACCGACCGTGCCGCGGCGACGGTGAGCGTGCCGGCCGAGATGCAAGCCAAGGATGGCGTACTCACTCGCGCCGCTGCGGCGGCCGGGCTGGAGGTGCGGCCCAAGCCCGCCACGGAGACGCGCAATCGCGGGAGGGGGCGCAAGGCGCGGCCGGAAGCGACACCCGCAGAGGCGAAGGCGTCCGGCGATGCAAATGAGGCGTGGGTGGCTGCGCGGAGGTCACAACGCAAGGCTGGCCGGTGACGCTACCCGCGGTGCGTGAGCCGGTCGACGTCGCACGCCTAATCAAGGATCGGCTCAAGGCCGACATGGCGGCGCGGTTCCCCGAGTTGTCGGTGCGCCTGGAACTTCCATCCGATTGGACTCTGGGCTCCGATCCGGTGCTGCTGGTCGCCGATGACGGCAGCACGTTGGACATGTGGCCGGCGGCGACTGACCCGACGATCCGCGTCACGTCGTGGACGTCGGGCCGGGAGACCAAGTATGCGTACGCGGCGATGCCCCATCTGCTCACCACGCGGATTCCTGGTATCGCCGCGATCCTGCCGGGCGCTGCGTTCCTGGAGGCACGCGACTCGCGCACACGCGGTGACCTCATCTCGTTCACGGTCCGCACCCGGGCCCGCACCCGATAACGCGCTGTAGCGCACCGATCAACCCCGCCTACCTGGCGGGGTTTTTTGTTGGCCCGCAAGGGCTCTCACGCCCTTAAGGAGGGAATCAACAATGGTTGCAACCATCAATCCCGATGCCACCGTCATCCCGGACAAGGCCGAGGTCTGGCTGATACTCAAGCAGGATGTCCCAGGCAACAACATCGCCGCGAAGATCCCGACGAACGCCACCGATGACCCCGGGGCCAAAGGCTGGGAGTTTTCCGGCCTGATCGACGACAAGAAGGGCATCCCACTCGACCCGTCAGGCGAGGTCAAGGAATACGACGCGTTCGGGCATCCGAACTTCCGTACGAAGTTCCGCAAGGGCAAGCTCAAGAGCGGTTTCACCGCGCTGGAGTACAACGCCGTGACCCGCAAGGTCGTGCTCCCCGGGTCCACGCCGGACAAGCTGGGCATCCCTAAGGATGTTCAGATCTACGTGCTCTACCGGTATGTCGACGAGGACATCACCCGCATGTGGGTGGCGCTGCGCCCCGCCTTGGCCGAACTCAAGAGCCATGGCGGCATTGTCGACGGCGAGCTGTCATTCGCGGAGATCACGGTGCATCACACCGCCGACGCTAACGGCGACGTGTTCAAGTACCTGGACAGCAGCACCGCCGACGACGTCACCAAGACGTTCACTATCGACTCCGGCGTAACCGCCTACACGGCAACGGTGGGTACTGACACCACGGTCTCCCTCACGACGAAGACGGCGTATGCGTTGCAGTCCGCGTTGCGGGACTTGGACTCTGTACAGGCGCTCGATGCGCCCGGTGTGACCGTCGAAGGTCCCGACGGTGGCCCACTGGTGGCCGTCTTCACCGGCCCGGTCCCCACTGTGTCCGCGACCGGCACCGGCGGCACCGTCGCCGTCTCGTAGAGCGAAAGCACCCGCACCGGACGCGACCGACTCCCGCGTCCGGGGCGGGGCTCCACCCCAGCGAGTCGCCCCCCTTTTCCCGTATTCAAGGAGTCGAACATGACCGCACCACGTAAAAGCGCACCACGCAAAGCAACTCCCACCGATGCGGCTAAGCCGGACCCGAAGAAGTCGGCGCAGGCACGCAAGGCCGAGGCCGAGGATGGGTTCGTGACCGTCGAGCAATGCGGCGTCACATTCCGAATCGGGCTCGGCGAAAACATGCCTTTCGAGGTCATCGAAGAGATGAGCGCCAGGCCGGAACCGCAGAGCGAGAATGAGCGTCGCAAATACGACCTGGCGATCACCAAGGCGCTACTGGGCCCGGATCAGTGGGAAGCGTTCAGAGCTGCCCAGCCTACCGTGCGCGACTACAACCAGCTCAGCGACAAGATCACAGACCTGATGGGAAACTAATTGGCCTCTGGCGCATGCTCATTGAGTATGGCGACGAGATAGAGGCCGACCTAGCCCAGTTCTACAACGGACTTGAACTCGCCGATTTCTACCGCGGCACACTGTCTATCCGCCGTCTCGGCGTTCTGGTTCGTCAACTGCCGGTGCGATCTCGGTTGGTAACTGCACTCAACGACGGTCAGCCGAAATGGACGACCGTTGAGCATCTACTCGCCGATATCTGGGCCGTCCTGGTCAAGCTGCTCGGTGACCCGAAAAAGGTGCCCGAAAACATCGATCACCCAGTGCGCGCAGAGATGAAGGCCAGGGCGATTGCCCTTGCCAAGGAAGCGCTCAAAGCCATGTTCCTGAAACGCAAGAGTGGCTATGCCAAGCATTGATCAATTCGTGAATCCTGTTGTGGAGGTGAGATATACGTGACGACAATCGGATACGCGACACTCCAGATCATCCCGTCATTGAATGGCGTTACCGACGCGATCGACAAACAGATCGAGGGCAAGGTCGTCAGCGTCTCGATCACGCCCAAGGTCGACCAGCGCGCTGCGGAGACTGTCGGCAAGCAGACCCGCGAGGCCGTCGAGAAGCAGACGACGCAGGTCAAGGTCGAGCCCAAGGTCGACACCCGTGCTGCCGAGCGGGCTGGCAAGGCCACCGGCGACGCAGTTGCCAAGGGCGCTAAAGAGGCTGTCAGCAAGGCAGATATCGGTCGGGAGGCCGCGAAGGTAATCGTCGAGGGCATCGCGGGCGGCATGAAAGAGGAGCTGCGCGGCGGCCCCCTTGCCGACGAGATGGTTGACGGTGTTGTCAATGGCATCAAGTGGGGCATCGACAACGCTCGTGTCAGCGTCGGCAAGTCGATCGTTGGGTCGATTAGCGACAGCATCAAGGCTGGCAACATCGGCGAGACGATCAAGAACGCCGTGCTACCGCCCTTGGCGGACGTCGGCTCGGCGATACGTAGCGGCGCGGCCGGGTGGTCGAGTGGAATCGCTAATGCGTTGCGCGCTGGTGACATTCAGGGCGCAACCGACGACATCGGCAACACCGTGCGAACCACCACCGACATTATCGCGAACATCGGATCGACTTTCGGGCTCCAGCTTGACGGCGTCCGAGAGTTTGGCGATGGGTCGGCTACGACGTTGCAGTCCGTCGGAAGCAACATTCAGAGCATCCTCGGCACAGCCGTCACCATCAAGAGCACGTTCGCAGATACCGGCGAACTGCTGGGGTCGGTCCTACCCGGCAGGGCCGGCAGTGGCGCGAAGTCCATCATTAACTCGCTGGGAACCATCGTCCCGGTCGCTGGCGCGGTGTTTGAAGCGCTCGACAGGATTACGCAGAACTGGCATGCCGAGCAGCAGGAACGGTATTGGGACCGCTGGGAGGCCGATCGGCGGGCCCAAGATGCGGGCGTGAAGCCTCCGCAACCTGGCGTTGGTGACTTCGGTGGTCCGCCGCGGGTGGGACAGGGCAACGCGGCGATGGCGCCGAAGCAGGTACCACTCCCCGATCAGATACGCGCGAAAGTTCAGGCCGGGCAACTCCCCGGATATTCCCTCGCACCGAATGGCGCGATCATCGGCCCTGACGGTAAGCCACTGCCAGGGCTGAGTCTTGGTGGCTACACCGGGAATTGGCCGGTCAACAAGATCGCGGGCGTGGTGCACGGCCGCGAATTTGTCGTCCAAGCGTCGTCCCAAGAGTCCATCGAACGGGACCATCCCGGCTATCTCGACTACGTGAACGCCACCGGCAAGCTGCCAGGCTATGCGGGTGGCGGCCTGGTCGCCGGCTCCGCTGAGCTGCGCAAGATCATCGGGGAGCGGTTCGGCATCAAGAACATTGGCGGCTACCGGCAAGACAGCTACGGCGAGCATCCAACCGGCCGCGCACTGGATGTGATGGTCTACCAGGACAAGGCCAAGGGTGATGCGGTCAAGGATTTCGCGGTCGACAACGCCTCGGCTATCGATCTGAAATGGGCTATCTGGCAACAGAAACTCTGGTATCCGGGTGGGCGTTCGGAGAAGATGGCAACCCGCGCCAATGGTGACCCGACCCAAAATCATATGGATCACGTGCACATCTTCTCGGGGCCCGGTATCACCAACGGCCTTCTCGGTGCGCTGAAGTCCAAGGGCGCAGAGACTGCGCAGAGTGTGGCCGCGGGCGTCAACCCGCCGGTCGGTGACAGCGCCGTCTCATCCGGCGGTTCGGCAGCATCAGGCGGTGGCGCATCACCTAGTGGCGGTGGCGGATTCAATCTGCCGTCGTCCATTTCCGGGCTCTCGGGGATCGGGCTGGCTGGCATGGGCGTCAAGTCGCAGGTGCCCGGTCAGCCAGAGCGCACTTTCGAGTTCGGCAATGCAGCTGCCGCAGCGGTTGGCGGTCAGGTGTCTTCGGCGCTCGGGGTGCTGGGGGTCGGCGATTCGCCGGGCTGGCTCAAGGGGATTTCGCAGTTTGTCAGCGGTATTTCCGTTGGTGGTGGCGGCGGTTCCGGTGGTGGCCTTGGTGCGTCCGATGGCGCTGGGATTGGCCGATTCGGCGGAGCGGCGCCAATCTCAGCGTCGGCCGCTGTGCCGGCGCCCGCGGCCGTTCCCGCGGGGACGGCTCACGGTGGCCGCGCGGGGCAGCAGCCCGGGCCGACATTCAACACCATGATCAGCGCGTTCGACACCAGCGATGCCGTGTCGATGATGCGTCGGCAGCAGGACGAAATCACGGCGGCGAAATTGGGCAGGTGGTCATAAATGGCGGTCGCAACGATCACGCTCGAATCGTCGAACGGCGACTCGCTGGTGGCGCCGATGGTGGTATCCGCGCCAACCGATGACATCTACCTGCGCGATGACTTCATCGTGCTCGACGTAGACCCGAAAGGCATGTACGACACCGGGTTTACGATGCGCACCCAGTCAGGGGCATTCCAGCCCGGCGGGCGGCCGGTCGGCGAAGAGGTGCCGATCCGCACTCCAATTCTGCCGTTCTGGCTCACCCCAGCGTCGCGGCCCCGGTTCCAAAAGCTATGGGGAACACCGTACAACCTGCGCAAGGTCAAGTGCACGTGGAACGGCCCATCGGGGCCGAGGTTCCTGTATTTGAAGCTCGCCAAGGAGATTCTGTACACCACCGAGGACGGTTTCGACGCCGATATCGATGAGGTCTATCACGCGGTGGTCTCGGCGCACGCCTACAACCCGATGTACGAAAGCGCCGAGGTTGTTTCCGAGTGGGTCAACTCCGGAAACTTCACCGTCTACAACGCCGGGTCGTCGGGCACCTACAAGCTCGGATACGTCCATGGCGAGACCGTCGATACGACCGTGAGCCTCCCGGTCGATGCGAGTATCGCCACCGTTCAGTCGGCATTGGAGGCACTGCCATCCCTCGGGCCGGGCAACGTCACAGTGTCGGGCACGTCCAAGCAATTCACCGTGCTCACTCCCAAGACCTGCCCCGGCATGTTGACGGTCGACGGAGGCGGGCTGGCACCGCTGGCGTTCTCCATCACTCTCGGCACGCTGTCGTACACGATCACCATCGGCGGCCAGACCACCGCGCCGATCTCGTTCATCTCGTCAGCCACCTCGATCCGGCAAGCCATCGAGCAGCTGTCGAACATCGGGACCGGCGGCGTGTCGGTCACGGGCACCTTCTTTGGCTATGTCCTGTCGTTCACCAGTGGACCGTTGGCCGGGTTCCTGACCGCGCTGTTCACGGGCAAGACGACGGCTGTTGCCCCGGTGATCCGGGTAGTCGCCAACCCCAATACCGGGTGGTTCGACGTGTGGAACCCCACCGATCAAGACCTCTGGCCCGAATGGGAACTTGACCCCGCCATCCAGTGGCAGTTCCCGGACTTCGCGTTCGGGCAGGAACGCAAGTGGAACCGCCCGGTGGGCGCCGACGCGGCGCGGATGATCGTCACTCCGCAGCTGACTCAGTTGTTGTCCGTGATGTCCGACCCCTTCATGGACACCTACCTCTCGGCTGACCTGTCCAACGCGGCCGGTCTATTCAACGGGGTTGAGCCGCTCTACCCTGTACCCCAGTACACCGGCACTGAAGATGACCCGGTGGTGATGCCCGTCGTGTGCCAGGGCCCATCGGGGTCCAAGGCCACGCTACGGCAACGCCGGTTCTGGTCGGCCGAAAGTGGGCTGACGGCGTGAGGGTGAACGCTGTCGCCTTGCACCTTGTGCCCGGCACACCCGCAACGGGACTGTGGTGCCAAACCTGCCTGCTGCCAAGCAGGTACGAGGTGGCGATATACGCGCTGGTCGGTGACAGCGCGCCGATCAACGTCGGCACCTTCAACGGCTGCGACGGACACGAGGAATGACGGTCGCGACGTTCGCCGAGCCGTTCACCGGCACCGATCACGACGACTTCTCGGCGTGGGCGCGGGAGGTGCGCGAGTATCGCATTGAGCGTGCGTACGACCCGCCGCACATCGAGCTTTACGACGGCGATTGGGTCTACCGCGGCACCGTGCGCGGCGAGCTAGGCGGGCGCGTCAACCCGATCGTCAACCAGACCGGCACGATCTCACTGCGCCTACCCATCGACCTGGAGGACCGTCGCGGCACCTGGGCGGCGTTCTGGGCTCTGGACGAAGATGCCCGCGGTACCAGCAACATTCACGTCATCGTCGAGACGATGGGCGCCCGCATCGGTGGGCGGATGAAGGCCAAAGACGGTGTGCATATTGAGCGCGGGGCCACGGGAGACGTGGTGGTCATCGACTTCTTGGACGACATCGAGGAACTGAAATTCGTTCATACAGCTGGTAATCCGTTCCTTCCGATCAGTCTGATTCAGCAGCCGAAGGCGTGGATGCTGCTCGCGCAGGCTGATCACGGGATCTTGCTGACGATGGCCGCGAACCTACTTCGGTTGCAGCTGACCAACATTGACATCGCCACCCTATTCAAGCTGCTCGACCCCGCCAACTGGAACATCGCCGAACTGGTCGACATATTCCTCAACATCTGGCAGCAGTCGCAAATCGTGATCGTGCCACGCACATTCGGCGATTCGGCGGCGCCGCTGTCCCTGGTCGTCGGCAGCATCAAAACGTCCATCTTCGACGTGGCCGCGCCAATCATGGAAGACGCCGAGCTGCAATGGGATCTGCGGCGCTGGAAAACGGGCGACCCCGAGCCGTGGCCGGGCGCGGGCACCAACTGGCGCACAGGCACCTTGTTCGTCCGCATCGTCGACAAGTCAGGATTTCGCACCGGTACATTGTTGGGCGGCAACTTGGCCACTGGCCTGACTAGGACCATCGCGGACGTTCTCTCCAACCATGTCGAGGACAGCTACGACCTGTTCACCGGAGACACGATCGACGAGACCGGCTACCGACTGCCCGGCATCCTCGGAACCGAGGCCGCGCACCCCTACGCGGTGTACCGCGACGGCGACATCACCGGTATTCAGACCTCGAACTTCTCGCGCTCGCCCGGTGGTCCCGGACGCATCACCGTGGGCGGTCTGTCGATGCCTGGCGTCAATGAGCTGATTCGGGCGGCCATCAACTATGGCGGAGATGTATTGGGAGACAACCTGTCTGCTGTCATTAGCCTTGGTGTTGGCATGCAGGTGTCCATCGGGTCTCTCGGTGGTGCGATCAACGCCTTCCTGGAGCCGATCTACCGCGATTCGATCCTGGCTCACATGTCGGTACCGCTGCTGCTGCGGACGAGTCGACAAGGCTGGGGGCACTACCTGGAGACCACGAGCACGAACGTCACGCAGGCGTTTACCGCCGCTTCCGTGATGGATCTGCGCCGTCGCCGACGCGAAACCGACCCCGACACCTCGTTCAATCTGACGGTGGCCAACGCCTCGCCGTGGCTGATCGGCGACAACGGGTTTGGGCACTGGTGGCTCGGCGATCGAGTTGGCGGCACCAGCAAGTACCTGATGCCGCGAGTGTTCGTGCGGCGCTGCCGGTCCCTGGATATCAACTGGGGTGAGCGCCGGCCGTTGTCGATCGAAGGCACATTCGGGGACACCCGTCAGGAAAAGGATGCGATCGAGCGGATGGCCGAACTGATGAGCCGCACCATGAGCGGCCTGCAACAGATAGGACTGTGGTGACAGAGGGTATCTCGCCGGAAGAGGCAAAGGCGCTGGCCGACAAGGTTGTCGAGTCGGAGGTCATCCCCAAGAAGATCCCGGCGGCCGATGACATCGACGGCCAGACTAAGGCTGTCGGCGGTGCGCTGGCCTCGGCACTGCTGACCGCCACTGAAATGCCACTGCACGTGCTACAGCCGTGGGTCGCTGACCTGGCCACGCAGATGGTAGCCATCGGCATCCGGCAGACCGAACATGTCGACCCCTCGGCCGTGCACGCACCGGCGTGGATCACCGATGGGGTACGGCAGGAATCGATCAAGCTCCCCGAGCAGCCCCAGCACACCGAGGCTGATCCCCATGTGGAGATGACCGCCACCGCGCCCAAGTGCCCCAAGCGCATCCCGAAGGCATCTCGGGCGGTACGGCGTTGACCACCCCCGGTGGTG